TTTCGGCATCAGTTTTCTCTTTCATTGTAAAAACTTGATCGTGGTGTTTTTTAGCTTCTTTATACTTATTAGTATTTTTACTTTGTACATCTACAAAAACTATATCGTTTAGCTTTTCAGGTTCTAAAATCATAGTGTGAAATAAGTGACCGTCTCTAAGTGGCTGGGTTTCTTTTTGTCCGTACTTAGTTATATATAAATAAGTTTTAGCACTATCTAACAAAAGTTTAATAGAACTACTTGACAAAGCGGTTTTACCTAATACACCGTAGTAGTATTCGTCATCTAGCATATTTTTTAAAACCTCTTCTTTTTCTACATAGTATCCGTCAAGGAGTTTAATTGAATTTTTCATAGGCTTTGTTTTTGTTTTTTAGAAGTTTTATTATAATCTCTTTCTCGTGTATAGTTTTATAGAGAGTAAGATTCTCGCTTTGTTCTTGTAGAACCTTAGACCTTAAATAGTCTATTTCTGCTATATAAGTTTCTAGCATAATATCTTTATAGCTCATTCTCTTCAATTTTGTTTTTACGTAAAATATTGTTTTGTAAATCTATAACAGTATAGCCGTGTTCTTTTAATAACTCTATAGCTAAGTTTATTTCTTTAGCTCTTTCTCTATAGTGTTCAAATATTTGATTTTCGAAAGCGTGTGGTTTGTGAGACATATTATTGTTTTAGGTTACAAGTTAGTTAAAGATTTTAGTTTTTTTATTTCTGCTTTTAAGTCATCTGTAATAGACTCAGACTTTCTAGCTCTTATTACTGCTCTTATTTTGTCTTGTCGATACTCGTCTACTATAGAATTATGAATAAACCTATCCTGTTGTAGGTTGGTAGAATAAAACAATACGTTTAAAAATGCGTTAGTAAATTCGTTTAGCTCTGGATTGTTAGATTTTTTCTTCCATTTAGTTAAAAGCTCTATACATAATTCCGTGTTTGTATAGTATTCTAAATCCTTTAAGTTTTGAGCTTTATCCATTAAGTCTAATTTTTCTACAGTAAAGATAATAAAAAAAAACTAAAACTCTGTGTTCCAATTAATCCTAGCTGCTAGACTTTCTTTAAGTAGATAGACTTCTTTTAATTCTTTTTTACTATTCCATAACGAACTAGAAGGACAGTATAGTTCTTTTGTCTTTGGCATATCTATATCGTTTAACCAGAACAAGTAATTACCTCTACCGTCTGCTACAAAATACAGTTTTACTATAGACTCCTCTAGGTCCATTAGTTTATCGTATTTATACTTTTCTAGTAGTTTTTCTTTATAGTATTTATTTCGGAACTTCATTTCTATTTTACACTCAAAACCTTTTGGAGTAGTACCTTCAGCGTCATAGTGTTCGTAGCCTCCGCCACACCATTTGAGATCCCAGCCGTCTATATTTAATAAATAAACTACGGCTTGTTCATATTCGTTTATTTGTTTTAGTGTCATTTTTTTACTCTGTATTTTTTAGACTTTAAAAACAAATCTTGTAAATCTTTTATCCAAGTTACCGTAGGCTCAGGTTTACAGGTGCACGGCAAATAGTAGCGATGAGAAAAATACTTAGAATGTAAAAGACAGACAAGTTCAAACTCTTTATGCTCTAAGGTATTCTTAGGATTTGCTCTAAAGTCTTGCCAGTCAAACCAGTCTTCTCTATCCATTTCTATCAATTTTAAAATTATTTAAAGCCTCTTGCCTATCCTCACACCCGCAAGATTCATAACCTAAAATATCTATTACTATTTTTTTTACTAACCATTTTACACCAGTCCACTTAAATACGAAAGCTAGCTTATCCCCAAGTTTTAGATCCATAATATTCTTTTATTTGTTTTTTTATATTTTGTACTGTATTGTATAAAGAGTAGTAGGAAATATTAGTATCTCTACTAAGCTTACTTATTTTCTTGTTGTTTAGAAATACCTCCTCAAATATCTTACGCTGGTAAAAGTTATACATCTTATCTCTATCGTAGTCTTCTAATACATTTTCCTCGTCCTTAACTATTTGAGTAAAAGCTAAAAAGTCATCGTGCAAAAACCATTCCTGAATAGCTCTGTAGTTTTGATAGTTTTCGTTTTCTGTCTCATCGTAAGGCTCATCGCTAAGCTCTGGCATATAATCTAAACTGACTAAGTTTACTTTTTTCTCAGCTCTTTTTAAATTACAAAACATATTATATAAAGTAACGTAAACGAAATAGTGGTTAATCTCGTTATCGTTATACATTATAGAAGTATTATGCTTTTTAAGGTAGGTATCTATTTGGATATACATTTCCTGAACTAGGTCCTTAGCAGTGTCTTTATTACATCCCCAGTGCTTTAAATAACGAAACCAAATCTCTTCGTTTTTTACCAATTCATTAATACTATCCTCCATTGGAACAGTAATATAAGAAAAATTTAGAAAGGTTGTCTTTCCTTTTCTATTATTTTTTTAATAATACTAACCCCGTCTATACTAAAACCTACGTTATTTCTTAAAGCTCTAAGTCTTATAGGATCGTCAAAACTTGTAGGTCTTCCTCCAGACTCTACCTCTTTAATTTTCTTTACGTGCAGTAAGGAATACATAAACTCTGTAGGGTGTTGTATATACCTATGGACCACTAAAAAATCGTCAGCACGGTTAACAAACTTTCCGCCACCTTCTACGTCTGCAGCATTTGGAGGAATAGGATACCCAGCGTACTCGTGGTCTACTCTATGAGTATATCTTAAAGCCGCAGTGTTAGCGTGAGTATTTAACCATATAGTAATACTATGTTTTTTAGCAAATATTCTAAACTCAGTTGTAGCCTGATAGTCGTACTCGTGTCCTCCTACTGAAGTTATTAAATTTTTGTCTTTTATTAAAGAGTTGTAAGGGTCTATTAAAAGTCCGTCATAGTTCCACGCTTCCTTAACTGCTCTACATAGCTCTAGCAATTCCTTATAAGTGTACATCTTGTTACTGTCTACTATTTTAAAGTGACTAGAAACAAAATCGTTATGCTTTTTAAAAGTCTTAGCGTCTATCTCTTCTATTGGTTTTTCTTCTAAAAACTCTACTAGCTTTCTTATAATAGAATAAGCCTCGTTCTCGGAACTAAATATTAACCACTTTAAATCGTGCTTAACTGAATAGGCTAGCATTAAAAATAAAACTATTGTCGTTTTACCTGTATTAGAATGTCCCAGAATAACATTAAAGTTTTGAGGTTTAAATCTTAAAAAGTCGTCTATTTCAGGAAAGCCTAAACTTAATCCTTCTTTTATTTCTCCTTTTCTTATCTTGTCTAAATGGGCAGTAACTTTCTCGTAATTTATTAACATATAGTAAAAGTAAAAAAAAAAGCGAAGTTTTTAGCTCCGCCCTTTGTGGTTATTAAAATGGCAAATCCTCTTTTGCCGCTGCTCTAGGTAAGTGGTCTTTTATCGCTTCCGCTTGATCCCTTTTCGGAATACTTCTTTTAGCATAAAATTTACTAGTGTCAGCTTTTTTAGTCATAATATCTAAGACTATCTTTTCGTTTCCTTCTTCTTTTGCTTTGTTAAGCATTTTAATAGTTTCGTTTACGTCTATTAAAAAGTGTAGTTTAATAAATTCGTATTTAGATTTATAAGGAGCTACACAGTTCCAGTACTCAGTTTCAAAATTACTCATTAGTTTTCTGTTTTAATTTGTTAAAAAATAATTCGGTAGTTTCTAACACTGTAGAACTTTTTACGTCTGGAGTATTAGAATAAAATAAGCACGCAGATCTTAAGCAAGATTGCCACTCGATACTAGTCTGTTGGGACTTAGGTTTGTTAAAAGTTTTAGCTTCAGGTTTAAACTGATTAGCTATAATTTTAGCCGTATTGTACTTAGCGTTACTAATCTCAAACTCTATTTCGTCTCCTACTTTTTTGTGAAACGAAGTTCTCTCAATGTTTTTGTTTTCGTTGTCGTTCCAAATTTGGGCAAGCTGGTAAAACTTAAAAGTTTGTCCATTAGCTAAAGTAACTGAATAGCACTGTTTGTCTTGATAGTCACTCTCTCTGTTAATAAATGTAATCTTTCCTGTCATATTTAATTGTATTTAATTTATAAGCAGACTTTCTGCTCTTTCTTTTTGGATGGTAAGTAATTCGTTTTCTCTTTGTAACCAGTACACTTTTTTGTCAAGTGTGGCTATCCTATCGTGTAGGTTTTTAATCTCTGTATTCATAATGTCTCTCTGTTTAGAATACAAATATAATAAAAATATTTAAAATAAAAAAAGGAGTACTAGCCAAGTGACTGATACTCCCTTCTTAATTACAGAGAAAAATTAGACATTCTATTGAATGAATAGCAAAGATAAAATTTTTAATCTATTTTAAAAGAATTGTTTAAAACTTTGTAATACTCTATTTTTTCTTCAAGATCTGGAGTTGAAAACTTTACAGTTTCTCTACTAAGTTGTAAAAGTTCTTGAGCTATATCGTAACCGTATTCTTTATTTAAGTTTAAAGCAAACTCATAATTTCTACCTTGAGAGTGTACGTTGCATCCGTAACACTGTGGTCTGCAGTTGTCTTCTGAGAATCGAGTAGAGTAGTGTCTACGACTCATAAAGTGACCATTTTGCATAGAGTCTTTGTAATATCTTATACGACTGCAAGTATAGCATTTTACATACCCGTTATGATCTGCATACTTTAAACGAATATACCTACTAAACTCTGCGTCTAGTTTTTTTACTATTTTGCTTCTTGTTAATTTTTTTCTCAAATTTTTCTTGCATTATATTATATAAGTTTTATATTATATAAGTATTATATTATATTAGTCTTATATTATTAAACCTATATAATAGTCTTATATTATATAAGTCTTATACTAATATAATAATTTCTAACGAGAAATTTTCTTATATTTTTCTAAACCTCTAGATCCAAAATAAGCTCCTATAATAACAGTAATTACTCCAGAGATAGAGTCTAAAGGATATTCTAAAAACCAGCCTACTACGTAAGCAACAGAAAAAAATATAAGTGTCATAGGTCTTACATTCTTACTAAGAAAACTATCACTAGCTAAATCTGACTGCCACCTTTTAGTAACCTCTTGCATTTCGATAGAGTCTATTTCTAAGAGCTTTAAGGCAGTTTCTTTGTCTTGGATAGGTAAGCTGTCGTCTTTACTAATTAAGTTCTTTACAACGCTTAATAAACCTTTTGTAGGTATTACGTCTCCTAAGTTCTTAAACAAACCGTTTTTGCCAATTAGAAATTGACCTACCTTAGTATCTTTAAACTTTTTTTTCATTCTTTACGTAAGCTATTATAAGTACTACTGTCAAAACAATAGCTACTAAATTTAAGTGACCCTCTCCGCAGAGTCCTAGTAAATGTTTTATAGTTTCCATATTTTATCTTTTGTATATTTTGTCTTCTATTTTGTCTAGTCGTTTATCCTTAGCTTCTATTTGGTCCTCTAAAAATTCTATTCTTTGTTCTATAACTTCTAAAGACTGTAAAGGAGGTAGCTTTTTAGCTATTTCTATTTCTTGCCTATTAAGTTCTATTTGTTTAGTCAAAGTAGAATAAGTCATAGTAATACTTATTAAACCTCCTAAGCAAAGTATTATAGTTTTAAAGTCTAAACTTAAGTCAGGTTTACCGTCTCCGTCTAAATCCACTCCTACGTCTTTCATTTTTTATTAGTTAAATATTTATATTCTTTTTTAGCATCAAAACTTGGACAGAGTTTTTTATTAGTAAAGTCTTTGTGTCCGTAGACTATAGTATTAGGAAACCTTTTTTTAAGGTCGTTTATAAGTAGGAGTAAAGATTCCTTTTGCTTTTTGGTTCTAGTGTCTTCCCAGTTTGTCATATCTCTATTCATTCCTCCAATATAACAAATTCCTATAGAGCTTCTATTTTTACCTTTTACGTGAGCTCCTATCTTTTTTATAGGTCTACCGTCTTGAATAGTACCGTCTAGTTTAATAATAAAATGATACCCTACGTCTGACCAGTTATTTCCGTTTACGTGCCAGTCTCTAATATCCTTGACATCAAAGTCTTTTAGCTCTGGAGTACCTGAACAGTGTACGATAATTTTATCTATTTTTCTCATTTTTAACCCACCTGCTTATCGTGTAACCTATAGTACAAACTAGTAATACAATTTTTAAACCCATTTCGATTTCCGTCATAGTAACGGCAAACACTAAGGAATTTAAAACATATAACTTTAAGTCTGTAGTGTCTAGCATTACTCTTCTTTTATAACTTCAAAGGATCCGTCTTTAAGGTCTATATTAATCTTGCCGTACTTTTCTTCTATAACTTTTTTAGACTCTATTTGCTGAGATTCTATTTCTGCGTAAATATGTAGTAAGCTATGCTTTTGAACTTCTAAGACTCCTAAGTCGTTTCTAATTGCAGCTTTTTTTTGTTCTTGTTCTTTTAACGGATCTAACTCTTTTTTTGATAATTTTGACATCTTTTGTTTTTTAAGTGAATAGTAAATATATTACTTTTTGTCTTTTTTTACTACTTTTTTTGAACCCCATAACTCTTCAGCTATTTTCTTAACTCCGTAAGCTTGAATCTTTTCTTCTTCGTGCTTTTGTATTAAGTCTTGTCCCTCACTATAGTCAACAGTTATATTTCCGTCCATAGTTTGAGTAGAGTACCAAACCTTTATCTGGTTGTTAATTACTTCCGACTTTTCTAGTTTTGTTTTTTTCATAATATTTTTATTTCTAATATACTAATTATTTACAATTACAATTTGTCTTTATAATCTTTGTACGCCTTTTTAACATCAGTAGTCCAATATAAATTAGCCAATTCTTCAACATTGTTTTCTTTAGCCTTTTCAATATTATCACATTCTATACTTTCCCTATGTGTCGCTTGTGATAAAACCTTACCATTTTCTATGATTTGGTCTTGGTATCTTACTTGAATAGTTTTAAATTCTCCTACTATTTCAATTTTGTCTTGTATTCTTTTTTTAGATAAACTCATTTTATTTATTTTTAAATTATTAATTATGCTGTTGTATAATAGAATCCTGTAACCATTATTGACCTCGCACTTGCAACTACCCAAGTTGCTGGACTTGTACTATTATTTAATGTTCCAACCCAATTTGTTGTTGAATTATAACCACCAGAACAATTTAAAACTGCTGTTGAATGAGTAACATTTCCAACTCCATATCCATTAGAAGTTATAGCAGTAAAAGGAAACCCAGCAATAATAGCATTTCCTGCAGCAGTAGGACTCAAATTTGGAATATAAATTGTATATGTAACTAATTGTCCAATTTTTGTGTAACGAGCAGTAACTTGTAGACCTACTCCATCATTGTTAGTTGTAGCAGTAAAAGTTCCTTCTTCATAATCATCTAATAAATTAGCTGCTACACTACCACCTAAATATGCTCCTTTATCAAAATATGATTGTTCTGTATGTACAGTTTTACCATCATTTTCAAAATACATTGCCCTTGTTTGACCTGCAGTTCCTATAATAGTTCTTCCTATTCCATCTTGACTGCTTAAGATTTTAAATGTAGAACCAACAGAACCTGTGCCTGTAACTGAAAATACAGGATAAGTGCCAGTAATTTGAACATCCCCCCCACTTGTAATACGCATTTTTTCAGTAGGTGTTGCTGCACCTTCTTGTGTTAACCATCTAAAGTAATTTCCATTAGTTCCTGCTTGAGCACCATTTATAGTATAAGAAACACCATCTGTTGTTTCTCCAGTTCCAAAATTAAAACTATCTCCTAAATAACCTTTTAGACTAAAATAAGTTGCACTTCCTGATGCTGTTAATTTTAAATTTCCTCCAAAAGTTGCTCCTGCACTTGATGATATAGCACCAGATAAATAAAATAATCCACTTCCTAAAAAGTTATAATAACTTGCATTTAACTCCATAGGTATAGCTGCGGTAGTAGCATCATTAACTGCATTTAATCTTAAGGCTGCACCACTATTTGTAGTAGTAAAATTGACATCTGTAGTTAGATTAACTTGAAATTTAGCTATGGGGTTAATTCCTATTCCTACATTTCCAG